TGTAAATGCGTTATTAAAGATTAAATGCCCTAAAACTTCTTTTGTTTCACGGAATGAATCGCCTAAACGCATTGCACGTTTCATAGTTACTTTTTTATCTTGCCCATATTGCTTTTCTTCTTTGGTAACGCCAAAACCCAAAGCAACAGCAAACATATTTGTTTTAACTGTATAGCCTTGTTTTTCGGAAGCAATAGAAGTAGCACCGCCTTCGGCTTTAATTTGTGCCAAAGGAAACGATGAAGCAGATACAACCTCTTCATATTTGTATTTTGCCGTTAGTTTTTCAAATAACTGTGGACAAATTTCAGGGTTTTTCTTGTAACCCATTTCTAAAAAACCACGAATACCAGGTTTTAAATTTTTGGGAAAGTTACCCGTTGTAATAATATTAACCATACATTAAATTCCTGTCGTGTTGTTAACTGAATGAAGATTGATTGCAACAAGATATTTTGCATACGCCCCAACCTCGTTTGATGGGTCTTGAACAAAGCCAATTATTCGTAATTGTTTTGTCGCACCAGTACCTACTGATGTTGTACTAATTTGAGCCCCAGAATTACCGTAAACAGTTTCGCCTGCGACAGCAAATGTGAAGTCTGCATTTGCACCAACATCGCCAGTAGCAGGAGTCGCACTTGCATCACCTTGAATAGCGTAAATTGTATCAGGGTGATTTGATACATAAACATAACGCTCAGTTGATGCTGCACGATAAACGGTTGAGTCATTCGTTACTGCTTCAACGCTTGTAACAATACCAGTGACATAATTTGTCGCCCCTGCTGTTGCACGAATAACATCAGGAATACCCTTTGCATCGGAAGTTCCTGCTAAAATAACAGGGTCGCCAACGTAAACAGCTGTGGAATCTGATGATGGAATACGAAACCGTGAAGTCGGAATAAGCGACGTACCGCGGTTATACAAGGGAATAAATCCCTTTGGTGAATTTGAATTAGCCATAATTGCCTATATCTATATTGGTTTGATTTGTTTTGATGTCAGCACGTCCATTCATTTCAAGTCTTGCATCTTGCATGTCCTTTGAAAAGATTTCTGTCGCTTGTTGGTTTTTAACTGCTAAACGCTTGAGCCTGTGTTCACTGATACACATCATAGCAATCATTTTGCCTTCTGATGTCTGTTTTTCCAGTGCAACGTGTTGCATATCAGGCTTTAAGTCTTGCTTTGTTATTTCGACATAGCCAAGCTCTTTTTTCTTTTGTAGGTTAGAAAAATCATAACCCAAAGAATCACGCTTAACTAATACCCATCGAAAATCTACAATATTATCAGGGTCATTAACTGCTTTTTTGAGTACATCTAATGTACTTTTGTTTAGATTATCATAGATAGGAGCTTGATTCAAGAATTTTCTTAATTGTGCCATACCCCCCGATAATACCTCTGTTTCACACGGTAAAACCACATCGCTATGTCCGATATTAATATCATCATTGTTTAATGCCCTAACAGTCGCAGGGTGTAATTCTTGTCTTTTTTTAGCAATCATTTGTTTTGCTTTATTTGATACAGTAACCATAATTAGCGTCCTTTAATTTCTGCTATTGTTGTTTTTTTATAAGCGTCTAACTGTGCTTTTGTTGCGTTTGGGAACATATCTTTAAACCCCGAAACCCAATAATTGAACACTTCTCTTTGTTCTGCATTAAGCCCGTCAGATTGTTGTTTGGGAGCGTTATTAACAGTACCTAAAACATTACCACGTGGCGGTGTCTGTGTTTTGGTTGCAAATTTATCAGGATATAAACGCTCTAAATCCTCTTTTGCACCAATTAAAGCATCGTTAATATTAACGCCTGCATTTAAATACCCTTGCAAGGCGTTATCGTATCGTACTTTCATTATTGCGTTTGTTTCATACCAAGGATTTTCGTCAACAAATTGTTTGACAGTCTGAAAAACTTCCGCTTGATTATGGTGTGTTTGGTTATTATTAAACTGCTTATCCTCTTGCTCATATTCGCTAAGGCGTTGTTTAACAATATCTTTTTGTTCATCAATATCATTAACGGTGTCAATGTCTGATAATTCAACAGCTTCAATTTTTCTTTTCTCTAAATTTTTGAGTAGGTTTTTGAATTGTTGCCGTTCTTGTTCTCGTATCTTTTTTTCACGTTGTATGTTTAATGCTTCAATGCTATCTAGCTTTTTTTGCATTGAATCCATAACGTCTTTAGTTTTAAAAACGTAATTATTAGCACCTTTTAACCATTCCTTAGCGGATTTCTTGCCGTTAGGATTCCAACCAATCTCACGAGCTAATCTTTGCACATCATCATCAGCCATTGAGTCAATGTATGAATTATTTGTCTTTGGTTTTTGTGGTGCTTCGTCTGTATTAATATCAGTTTTAACACTTTCAGGCACATCATCGCTTGTGTCATCAGTTACAACATCATCAGGCGTGTCATCGTTAGCAACATCAGGAATATCATTATCTAACGGTAAATCATTGTCAGCATCTGAAAACGATAAGAAACTTTTTGCTTCGGTGTTCATCTATTGTCCAATCACTGCTAAAACGTCATGGTCTTTAATCAATCGGTAATGATTACCGTTGTTATCTTGATACAAAAACCCACTATGTAAATTTGTTATAACATTATCACCAACCTTAGGGGCAGCTTCTCCGTGGTCTAAAAACGATAAAATACCAATTTTAATTATTTTACCGTTGCCACCTTTAAGAAAATCTTTTTGTGTTGCAATCGTTGGAATAATTAAACCGCTTTCTGTTGTTTTATCCTCATGTTTTTCAACCTGTATTAAAATACGGTTAAATGTCACTACAACATCATCAATGTTGCCAATATTTACTAATTCTGCTGTCAATTTACGCTCCTATTGACTGGTTACTTGCTTGTAGTATTTTGTGAATAGCCTCAACTTCCACAATCATATTGTCAAAATCAAACAATGCGTCTGATATTTGACGAATATTCTTTAAAATATCTCTTTCTAACTGTGGATTATATGTTTTAGCAAGGCTGTCATCTTGCCCTGCCAATACAATATAAGCCGTTCTTAATACGCTTTCAGCCTTAAGCCGTAGGTATTCCTGTAGGAACATTCCCTCGTTGGTTTGTAACAACCCCATCAGGGACTGCTCCGTTACCGTTAGGTTGTTGATTGTTAATGTCCTGTTGTCCATTTACTGCTCCCATATCTGGTGTATTGCGTAGGTTTATCTCTTGTAATTGTCTATCTAAATTAGCATCTTCGATTTCAGATATTGCTTTAATGCGGTCAATTTCTAACTTGTCTTGTTTAATTTCATTGTCTAACAACACTTTAAGCGTATCAATTTTATCTTTAGCATCGCTTATTTGTTTTTGTAATTCTAACTGTGCCTTGCCAAGTTCTAACTGCCCCATCATTAACGGGTCAGGCTGTGCTTGCGGTGCTTCTGGTGGGTCAGTTAAATAATAATCAGGGTTATCAATGCCCATTAATCGCAATACTTCTTTTCTTGTCCGTTTGCCGTCATAGAATGGGTCTTGTGTTTTACTTTCAAAAAATTGCACTTGTGCCATCTGTCTAGCGTTACCGATTGCGTCAATATCTTTATTTGGCAAAAATACAATTTCTTTGTTTGCAAATACAGAACTATCAACCTCAATTCCTGTTAATTCTGCGTATCTTGCTGTATTAAAATATTCTTTGTTTGCTTCGACAAGTGATTGTATCTCTTTTTTAAACTCGACATAAAAGCGCTTTAATACCGCCCTTAATTTCTTAGTCGATTCCTCTGCCATAATCATTGCCGTCGTTGGCGCGGTGTTTGATGTAAAGTTTTCACTGTTCATTTGATTAAGATTTGCCAATGATGATGATTTACTATCAAGTAATTGCATCATACCCATAAGTGTTTGACTAGGTTCAGGATTAGGCATAGGCATAAATGAATCACGGATTGATTGTCCTGTTGCTCTAATACCTTTCCATTCCCCCGCACTAAAATTAAATACACGGTCTTTGGTATTTATATCAGCACTAAATACACCGCCACCCAAAGCGGACTTTGCCCCTGCATCAATGGTTAAATTAAGAATTGATGATAAAGCATTCTGAGACATTTCTAAAATTGAACCAAAGCCTTTGCCCCAAAAGCAACTACTTGGCAAGAATGAATATTTACAATACCGAGGCTTTGCCTTGACAACAATAGCCTTAGATTTGTCATCATTTTTTTCAGAACGAATCACTTTTGTAAAGTTTTTTTCTAATCTTAACAATTCAGCTTTATCTTTTAAAACCCATGCGACATAAGGCTCAGGATAATCGTCGCCGTCTAAATCAAGTCGTAAACTCATTTCAATAATATCAAAATCTGTATCGTCTTCTTGTTCGTCGTCAGTCTCAGGCTCTTTGAAATACATTGATTCATATAGCGGTATAATATCCTCTTTGCGGTATGCACTACATTCGGATAACCGCTTAGCACCGTCAATCGTCTTTGCTTCTTTATTAACCACAAAATCAGTTGCTTTGACTATTTTATGAATAGGGCGTTGCTCAACTGGACAATATGTGTATTTACGTAAAACAGTCCCTTGAACGCACAATAGCTTTGCTAATTCTTGCGTTTCTTCAACCCAATCAGGCATATCCTCTGTAAATTGATAATTGAGTATTTTAACAGCGTCCTCTGAATCCATTAATGCTTTATGATTTAAAATGCGTGCTTGCTTAATCGCACCATCAACAATAGGCTTAGCGTCCTGCCCCTCTGGTATTTGCCCAGTCATTGCAAGTGTAACAGCGGTATCCTCTTGACTCGGCACGTCCTTTGCATTTTTTGCTTTAACAGGCTTATCAAGCGGAAACTCATTGATAAATGTAGTTAAAAACTCATTGCTTGCATCGGTTAACAACATATAATGCAAACGAGAACCACCATTTACCCGAGCGGTACGCAAATATTCTTCTTCATTGTCACATACGCCAAGATAACGCTTCATCTTGTCATGATGCGGTTGACAATCGTTTAAATCTCTATCGTAAAACTCGACAATTTGCGTTGCAATCGCTTTGACATCAAAGGAATCTAATATCTCAACAAGGTTATCTGTTTTATCAATATCGGCAGGTTTTAATTTATTTTTAATATCCAACATTTACATTGTCCCCTTGGTAACTGTCATAATCATTTTGATAAAAATATTCGTCATCTTTATCATGACTTTTAAATTTAACATAGTTTAAAAATTGTGACGTACTATCGACTAAATCATCATTAACAGCGTTGGGAAAAGTGGTCAACTGATACACATAATCATCAGACCAATCACTCTCAGCATCAATTAACACACGACCACCCTCAAATAATTGCGTTACGTTCGATAACCGTGTAACCTTATCTTTTATCGGTGTTATTGTGATAATTGGTAAAGCCGTATTGCGTATCAAGTCCTGTGCAAGTGCGATACCGCTTGCCTTATCCTCTAATAGGATTGTATCAGGCTTATAGATATTAGCATATTTAACAACAGTATCTCTTAATTCAGGATATTCCATCTGTTTTTTAAACGATAACAACAAATAAAAATGGTTTTTATGTACGCCCCAAACAGTTAAAGCAGAATAATCACTGCCTGCATTTGCTTTGCTTGCTGTGTCCCAACTGTGATAAATTGCATCATATGACAATGGTTTAGTAATGATAGGTTTTATCCATGCTTTTTTAACAATACCACCCTCGGCAGGGGCAGGATTCTGCATATACTGCCCTGCGAATGAATAACTACCCATACCAGTTAATAAGGCATCAACTTCTTTTTGTCCTAAGCGTTCGCCATGTAAAAACTCGCCCTTATCAAGTTCATACTGTTTTTTAGGGGTCTCGATAAACGTCTTTTGCTCAAACTGCACTGGCAATTTAAGCACGTCAAAGCCCCCTAAATTCTCAAGATAACCAGATACATCATTGTCATGTAATCGTTGCATCACACACACGATTTTTGCGGTTTTAGGATTGTTTGCACGGTTAAGAAATGACGAACCAATCCACCTGTTAGCACTCTCTCGCATTGTATCACTCATTGCGTCGGCAGGATTAACAGGGTCATCGAGAATAAGATAATCACCACCAAAGCCTGTTATCGTACCACCGACAGAAGTCGCATATCTATGTCCGTTTTGTGTCGTTTTAAACCATTCTTGGCGGTTTAAATCGTCTGCAAGTTTTAACTGCGGAAATGTCCGCTTGTACCAATCAGAGCGAATCAACTCCCTTGTAGCGACTGATAACTGGCTTGATAGGTTACTAGAGTAAGACGCCACGATGATTTGAGTACTCGGATTGCGTCCTAATAAATACGCTGTCCAAGCCTGCGATACGCATATAGACTTCATAAATCGTGGAGGCATATTGATGATAAGCCTTTGTATCTCACCACTCTCAACCGCATTGAGATAATCACATATTGCGTCTATGTGCCAATTATGGAGATATTCTTGATTCGGGGATAAATGATTGAATGCTTTATGGACAAAAGAAGCAAGGTTATTGCCTAGGAGGTAGTGTAATACCGCATGAGGGTTATCAAGTTTAACCGCTTGCATTACTTGCCTCGTTATCAATAATCACAGGGTGTCCTAAACCCATTTCGAGGATATTTTTATCCGCAACCGTTATAAAACTATGGACATGACTATGATTTATATCCATTTTTGTATTAAACGCTCCAATATTGACGTGTTTACCTATTAAATCAAGGGCTTTTAAGGCGTTTGTGTGGTCTTTATCTTGTAAAGTCATATTATGCACTTTAACCGCTTGATTAAGTACCCATTGAGCGTTTATTTCGAGTTTCTGTTCACGTTCAGCTTTAAGTTCTGTTAGATATTCTTGTATAAGAGGTTTTGATAAGTTTTCAGAGGATATTTCCTGCGCTGTATTTTCACTATACCCAGCACGAATCGCCGCTTGTGTACCGTTTAAATCAATAAGGTATTCTTTGCAAAATAATTGTTGTTTATCTGTAAGTTTTTTCACTGTCATAAATAAAAAATACACCACAATGAAAAAAAATGCAAACAAATAAAAAAAGGTGTTGACTTTACTGTAAAGTTACAGTATAATGATTTTACAAGGACGCAATCAAGCGGACGATTAAGGAGAACGACAATGAATATCAATAATTGCCATGTAGTAGCAAGCACAAACCAAGCTTACGGACGCACATATATCAATTTAATAGGCAAAGACGCAAGTTTTGCTGGTGACCGTAATTATAAAATATGGACTGACGGCACAAAAATTAATTTTGAAAAAGGTAAAGGCACGTTATCACCTGCGTTTGAGGCATCTTTGGAGATTTTAAAAGATTTAAATGACAAGGGAGTTTTTGCAAGTAAATCACAAGCAGAGATTAACTATGATAACCTACATAACGAGGGTGGAGAGGGTTACAATCCACACCGTGACACGGCTAAAAATGATACAACTGATTTAAAGCCTGCAAGCGACACAACAACTAAATTATACATAAACGCATACAAATCACATGATATTATGCACGGTGATTATTGTGTAGCTTTTACAAGCGAGCAAGAC